TCATACCCGCGCCTTCAGATGTTTTACGGTAGTTTCTACCTTTTCCCGTAGTAGTTTTACGTATTGGTTTTTCTTTTTTCCTAGTAGCCATTAGCCTCTCCGTCCGTCAGGTTTAAAATCAACACGTGGAGAACCTAATTGCCATTGAACGCCTAACCCAGTTGATCCTATTTTAAAATTCATTTGTCTACCTCTAGCTCTTACAAATACTTGATCTGTATATTGATCAATAGTAGCGCTTGTAGTCGTAATATTTCTTTGTAAAGAAGTACCTTCAACATCACTAGTGCTACTAGCCACACCAGGAAAATTTCTAACCCCCACCGTCATTTGCACTTCAGGTGTTAATGTACCTCCTGAAAAACTAGCGGTGTCCGAGTCAATAAAATTAACATCAGGTATAACGCGCTTAGTCAGTACAAACTCTTCTCCATCTCCTACAGCCATATCTGCGGATTGAATAAAAGAAGTAATTGCTACTGGAGCTGCGCCGGCTCTTTGCCCATCGTCGTTACCGTTTTCATGGCTATATAAATTGCCATCAGCTGTAGCCAAAGGAAATTTATTAGCTCCTGTGTCTATCCATGCTGTACGTGCTAATTGCCCGTAATACCATACTTTATCTTGTATATTAAAAATTACGTATCTGTCTATTTCAGTAGCTGTATTAGAGACATAAAACCAAATAACTTCATTAAATTCTGAATTAGTACCAGCAAAGAAAAGCTCACTTTTAGACCTATTAATATCTTCAAATATGTATTGTTTTAATGTACAGGGGAGTGTGTCTACTCTTCCTGAGTAAACATAAAATTTATCGTTGCCCATCCAAAAAACATCATTGTTAGAAGTAGCAACTACATTGGGCCCCATAATATTAACTTGATTGCTTATTTCTTGTAACCCAAACACTTCAGCTGTTTTTAAAAACTGTAAAGAACTTAAAGCAGTATCAGTCCAAACTAGTGTTTCTTGCCTAGCATTTAACCCCGTTATAATTTCTGAACCTGATTTAACAGGTAAAAACCCAGCTGTATTAGTGGCACTTGGGTCCCATACTTCTGGTTCAGGACCTATAGTAGGATCTACATTAGCCCATCTGATAAGTAATGGATCAAGAGATCCTGTAAAATTATTTTTAACATAACTACCTGTAGTAGTGGCATTACCACCTGGGTCAGCAAGCATTGTGTATGTAAAAGTAGTAGTTCCAGTTACCGTAATTTGAAACGTTCCAGAAAAAAGTTTTGGTATAGTACCGCTAACTGTTACGTAATCTAAAGTAGCTAATCCATGTACTCCACTGGTAGTTAAGGTAGCTGTTAAATTACCTGTACCTCCTCTAGCTATACTACTAATGCTCACCCCTGCAGCTGTCGTTGTGGGACTAAAAGACGTACACCCTAAAGCTAATAGATGCCCACTAGGTGCGAACATAATTTTAGTTACTTGTTCAGGAACAGCTTTAGAACCTGTTAAAGAGTTAAGTTTAACTGCTCGATTTCCATAAGTGTTTTCATACACCCAATAAAATATGTCGCTTTCTGAAATGTTAAATATTAAGTCGTTATTAAAATTATCTTGAAAAGTTATTTGAGCGGTAGTTATAACAGGAGCAACAATACTAGAACCCCAAGTTAATCTACCATAAGTCCCCATGCTCCAACCTTGCCCACCACTAACTGTAGCGCTACCAATATTAATTTGAAAAGCAGCGGTAATACTTGTGCCACCGCCTGAAGTAGCTGAAGTAGCTGATGTTGAAGTAGTTATTGTAAAATTAGCTGAATCTACTATGGTTTGTATTTCAAACTCTAAATTAAGATTTGCTGCGGCTATACCTCCTACAGCAGTAGCACCACTAAAAGTAACAAAATCCCCTGCTGTAGCACCATGACCAACAATGTTTACTGTTACAGTGGTAGCAGCTGAAGTAGTTGTAGTAAAGCAATTATCCGTAGCAGTTGAAGTAAAAGTAGCTCTAAGAGGTGTTATATCGTGTAAAGCTGTTCCTGAACAAATGTACATTTTACTGTTAGTGCCTATACCAACATTTACTGCTCCATCATCAGTAGAGTACGCAAATAAACTACGAGCAGTGCCTTGATAAGCAACTAAATTTTCTACTTGCCAACCGCCTAATTTTTCCGGATAACCTTGTCTAAATCTAATCATGTTGCCATCAAACCAGCCACCTTGATCAGAATAATTAGTTTTATCTCGATTAATACCAGGTTGAAATTGTAGTGTTTTTAATGCCATTTATAGTTCTCATCCTCAAATTTCATTTCTCCCGTAAAGTCTATAGGACCTGTAGGATTAAATAAATACTCTATGGGCCAATCGTTTAAATTTTCTACATTCTTTTCGTCGGCAAGTCTTTTATCTTGAAAATTTACTAGCTTGCAAAAAGGTTTTACGTAAGATACCCCTAAACCTTTCCATTCTTTTATTAAATGGTCTTGAAATTCTTTAGAAAGTTTAGCTTCATTGCACTGTATTCCGTTATCAAAAATTACATTTTTAAGCGGTACAATGTCTACTCTGTCACTACCTGAATAGTAAACTAGTAAAACAATTATCCAATGAGTCATACTTCTGGGACATCTACATCAAATGTAATACTTATCCCCAGTTCATGCCATTCTTGTATCAATTCTTCAAAATCCAAATAAGTCATTTCTTGAGGGTAACTTACTCCCATTCTTTCACATAATTCATCAGCTTCAAAAGCTACAAATTTTTTATAATGCCCATTAATAGGAGTGTCCACAATCGGATCATTTATCATATTTTACCTACCTGAAAATAAAACATTAACATTAAAGAATAATTCTGTTTAAGCAGTAAATCAATACTTATAACGCCTTTCTAAGCACTTTCTCTTTTATAATGCAACTTTTTAACACTTCGTTATTTCCTCCCTGACTGCCATCATCTGTAAGCGTAGACATAATATGTATTGATGTTTCAGTCTCTTTTACTTTAAAACCTACAGTTTTACACGTTATTGGAGGTTCATCTAATTCGTCTAGACTTTCTACCCATCCCGCATCTCCTGAGTGGTCATACCAGAGAACACAGATAAGAGGAAATTTTTTAAAGCCCTTTTTCATTTCTTATTCTCCTAATGCCAGCTGTGTGACGTTCCACCTCACCATAATCTTTGTGTAATATAATGGCTTGAATTTCTCTTCCGGCTCTGTACCCTGAATCTATTGTCCAAGCATCGCCAGGAGCTAACGTTCTAAACGATTCTACAATAACTTGCATATCTTCAAAGCTACGCTTTGTGTGTATATGACCATGCCAACAATATTTAAAATCACATTGAGCCCATTCAGGACAATCTACAGCCATAATTGAAGGTAGTTTATCAGGTTTAGGCATATGCCCATGCGTAATCCCTATTAAATTATTACCAAATTTATAGTAATACATAGCTTTAGGTGAATCTTCAATGATTACACGTTTATTAGAATCATAAAAAGTAGCTAAAGCACAACTTAACGCAACGTGAGAATGGGGATCATGGTTTCCAGCCACGTTTCTAACACGCACAATTTTGTGTTTTGTCAAGGCTTTTTCAATAAAGTACCGTAAAACATATATACCAGACTTAATAATTTTAGAAAATCTAGAATCTGCATCAAGAGGATTTTTGTTGGCGGGTGTTTGATTAAGAGAATCATCTATGTGGTAAAAATCACCAAGTTGAGCTATTAATATTTCATGTGTAGAAGGGATAGCATCTATGATTCTATCAGCAGCGTCAGTTAAATCTTTGCAGCCTATTTTTAAATCAAAATCTTCCTTTGCTTTTTCCTCCCATGAGAGCATACCCAGGTGAGCATCACCAATACAAATACAGGCTAAGAGGTCTTTGGTTTTAACTTTAGGAGCTTTAGTGCTAGTAGATTTATATTTAACCTTTTCATTAAACGCTGTAACTGTTTCGTCAATTATTTCTTGAGTATTTCTTTGGCCTTTTTGTGATTGACCTTTAACCCACGTCGCGGAGGGAGAGCCAGCTTCGTTATATAAAGTAGACTGCCCAGATTGTTGTTTTTTTCTTCGGAGGCGAACACGATAAATTGTATCAGCTATGGTAGATCTAGCTACATCTTGTTCAAGAGCTGTTGTGGCTTGAGACTTCCCTTCAGAGAGAGTCTTTATATAGGCCGTTTCTTTGTCAGTTATGCAATAGGGTAGTAACCCGGCATAGTCTGGTTCTTTCGTAAAGGCCATAAAAACGCCTCGTGTTTATTATTTATATAGATCCAGTAATATACCCAAGTATAAATACTAGGATGTACCAAACAAAAGGCGGAACACATCCGGCCCAATCTTTAAGTTTGTCCAACATATTATTTACTCCCTCTTCCATTAAGTCAACTAACTCTTTCATTTTGTTGTTTTTTTCACCTTGTCGTACGATCTAGCGGTCGCCAATCCAAGCATTCCCATCAAAACCGGAAGCATAGTTGCTGTGTCAGCCTGCGGAACAATGATACCAAATGGCGCTGCTAGTGGGGAAACCAAAAAATTTATAGCAAAGCCTAAAACACAAACCCACGCACAGGCGGGACGCCACGAACTTTGGAACCAATTTCCCTTTGCTTCTTCTCTGTTGACAGCTATCTGAGCTAAAGCAATTTCTTGAGCATGATTTTCAGCCATAGTAGAAATTTCATGCGCTAACTTCTGTTTAGTGTCAGCATCTGGTATGAATTTATCCAGTAATGAAGCTACTGGTCCTATTAAGGCTTGTAACATTAGGGTTTAGTAGGCCACGTTATGTTATCTACATCACTCTGAGTAGGTATGTCTCTTAATGCTTTTCTATAAGCCGTTTGTGCATCTGACATAGTTACATCTGAACTACCCCACCAATCACATTCTCTTAATAATACATCGCGTTTACTTCTTATATCTACCCACTTTTCATCAGTCGTTGGTTGAGCAGCAGCAATAGCATCTTTTTCTTCTTGGGTATAAGAACGTGTTATCTTCTCTCCTGTTTGTACGTTTACTTCAATTACGTCTGTCATATTGTTTTCCTATTGATATTGTATGTTAATGCCACTATTAACATCAAATGTTGCACTTCCACCTGTCGTTGTTAATCTAACTCTATCCAATGTTGCTGATAATGATTTTGTACCACATTGATGAAAATTTTGTGAACTACCACCACTCATACTCCAAGAACTCCAAGTGTTAGCACTTGAGTCTTGCAAACACAATTCCATAACTCCTTGCCATGTTTCTCCCCCCGCACCAGAACCCTCATCTTCAAAATTAAATCCATTAGTGAAAGCTGCCGTACCACCAGAATCTCTGGAAGTCGTGGAAACATAACCAGAAGTTTCGACACCACCAGAATCACCTAATTGAACAATAAGATTAGAATCTGCATTTGCACTAAGTCCTGTAATTAAAATAGTAATTTTTTTAACCCCTGAAGGAATGGAAGTTATATCAATACTAGAACCACCTGTTGTGGTACTTTCAGTACCTAAAGTGATGGAATATGGATTCGCTCCCGCAGCATCTTCTATTTCTCCAACTACTAATTTACTCATATTTTATTCCTCATGCTTTTGGGTACTTATCTTTAGTTTTTTTAAGTTCAGTTTTTAATCCATCTACACCAGAGTGATACAGAATGTCCATTTGTTCTTGCCAACTAGGATATTCTGCTCTGCGTTTTTCTTTATGACCCTCACTTGCCGTCCACTCAGCTTCAATGCTATCAACTAACTCTTGAGTTAATTCAGGTAGTGAATCAGGCCACCCAGTAACAACTCCGTCCTCAGTTGTTATGCCACCCACACCAGGATATTTCCAACCAAGTGATTCAGGTACATTTACTTTTATACTCATGCTCGTATCTCCATAACTCTTAGTGTTGATACTCCTTTACCGCCAAACATTCTTCCAGTAGTTCCATTCAACCCAAAAGTACCACTATCACTACCCGCCCTCAGTTTGAAAGTAGTTGCTGACGTAGTTCCAGCAGCCATAGAAAACATTAACGTCATATTACTCATACCATTAGATTGTGTTTGAAATTCACTTGTAGTTGCTAATGCAGCAGAACCGCTATCTTGAAATACAGACATTTGAGCTGTGTGTGTAGAAGCATTAGT